CTGCGTTACCAGCGGCATAGTCATCATCACGATACTTGGTGTACCATTCGTCTATGTCGATAACTTTTAGAGTTTTAAACCCTGCACCTAAGTTGTCATTCTCTTGGATTTGAAAGCTGTTCCAATCAGCTATTTTATAGTACTGAGGCCAAGTATATTCTGTCTGACCTGCGACTAAAGTATCAGTCTCTTCAGCGGCATTGAAAGGCCATCCAAACTCAGCTTGGTTAATTTTAGCAACAGCGGCTTTTACAGCATCTTTAACTAATGCCTGAACGCCACGAACCGACCCAAAGTCGGCTTCAGAAATCTCTACTTCGTTAAGTCGTCGAAGTGTCTGATTGCATAGATCAATATAACTTGTTGGCATTACAATACCTTAAAAATGAGTTAAGGGGCCAGCACTAAGCCAGCCCCTAATATTTTTATGCTAAGTTGTAGTTAGCTGTGAACAATGCTTCTGGTCGAAGTATTTTTCTACCATACAAATTCATGCCTCGGACCACATCGGCGAATGTAGTTGGTGAACGGAATGTTTCTGTTTTAGCGATCTGTTGAGCCGTAGCTACCGCAGATGCATGACCAGCACATAGAACACCAAAGTTCGCTTCAGAACCTGCCGCCGCTGACGCGCCCGCACCGTTACCTAAGTATGGAAGGTTATTGGATTTGTAGATTGAGAACCCACGTAATGTTCCGGGCAACTTACCGTTACGCAGTTCATCACCACCGCCGAAGTCAGAATTAATCAACTTACTTGATTCATCCATTAGTACTTCTGCAAATACTGGGTCAATTACGATCCAACGACCATCGCTGTCTACGTTAGCTTGATCCATTTGACGAGCAATACGGTTCAAGATTGCCAATGGTGAAGTGATACCACCCGCGCCACCGCCTACTGCGATTGGAATAGATGTTACTTCAGCGTCACCGCCAACATCTGATCCACCGAAGTCTGTGATGTCTAGCTTGTTAGCCGCCAACATCTCATCGTTACCAGCGTTAGTATCGGCTTTAGTACCGTTAATATCGCCAGATGCTGATCGACGCGCCCATGAAGATGGAGTCTTCCAACCTGCTAGGTAGCCAAGTACTTCTGCGTCCATTGTATCACGCAGTTTGTAACCAGCACGGTCACTTGCTAAATCGCCGAACGAAACATGTGAGTGTGCTTCTTCAATATCGTCAATCGCAAACTGGAAGTAGTTCGCTTGGTCTACAACCATTGTGAAATCTGCGTCTGTAAGGTCTTGTGTTGCCAACGCAGTACCACGCTCATATGTCGTGATTGTGATATCTGGCTCTTTGATAATTTTAATGCTATCGCCGAAGTTACTAATTTCCCCGGTATAATCAGTGTTAGTCACTGACTCGATAACAGAACTCTTGCGTAGAGCTTTCTGTACTTTTTTACTATAAATTACCGGGGAGAAGTTCCCAGAGTTGAGATTTGTGTAGCCAGAGGCCTTTGGAAATGCCATTATAAATGCTCCTTGAATGAAATGGCTTAAATTGAACTTCTTAAATCAATTTGATTGTATGATTAGGTAGCGATAATGACGCTGTACAATGTATTGTTAAATTGAAATAGAAGTAGCTATAACAGACAACGTAACATAGGTGGCAGTTCGTTAAGAGTATCGCAAAAGCGGGTCAAATCTCACTGGTAGACTTAGTATTATTATCTGGAGGGTTTGGTATAGGGTATACTGAATTAGTGTCTTATACCTAATTAATCAATGGTTTCATTATAACACATCGATATAGTTACTGCAATAGTTAATTACTTTATTAGTTGTTAACGTGCAGCTCCTGAAATGTCGTATGAGAAAGTACCAGAAGAGATTGATGCATTGATTGCCTCTTCATTAGCCTCATACTCACGGTCAGACATTTGCTGTACCATGCTTTCAGAGAAAGTAGATTTACCACCTGTTGATGGCGCAGATGAGGATGTTCGTCCTACAGCCTGTGCCGCCGTCTTAGTGGTCTTACGTTTGCCCATATCTGACTTGTACAAATCAATTGTACGCGCCGCCCATGTAGCATCTGTGTTGTTCTTATAAACGCTATCTTGCATTGCAGAAGGTTGCATAGATACCCATTCATGGAACTTAGGGTCTTGCCGTATCTGAGCGAAATCAGGATGTAGTTGAACTAACTGTTGTTCTGCGCTCTGCTTATTAAGAGTACGTTCAAATTTCTCGACTTGTTCTAGCCGTTTCTCGCCTTCAGCTAAGACTTCATTAGCCCGCTTACGTGCAATTGTATCAACAATCTTTGCAACATCAGGATAACGATTAGACCAAGCCTCTACTTCAGCATCAGTCTTAGGGAACCTAATCTGTTTACGAGTAGCATCGTCTAATTGTTTTTTAACGTTTGCTAATTCTTGATCCTTTTGATCACGTACCGTTTGGATATGACGTTGAATATCTTGGTAACGTTTTTTGTAGCTTTCCTCTTCAGCACCTAATGCTTGAGTAGGCTCTTGTTCTGGCTGATTTAATGCCATTTCCTCGCTGTAAGTTAATTCATCTTCTTCAACAGCACGGGTATATTTTTGTTTTTGCATAGTGTTTCCTTTTGGGTCCGATAATTTTCGGGTATCCAATTTACATTATGAATGCGTATTTTTGTTTTTTCAGCATTCCTTGGAGGTTTGATGTTTTAGAAGTTTCTTCTTCAGTTGCTTCTTCATCATCTAAAAGGTCATCTACTTCGACAGTTGATGCCTCTATGTCCATCTCTTCAGATGGTACATCTTCTGTGACTTCTTCGGCTTCCTCTACCTCTTCAACTTCTTCAGTATCAGCGTGTTGGATTAGTCCATCCATCTGCATAGACATGAGACCCATCTCTGCCTCAGACTGCATCATCTGGATATGTTTTAAGCCGTGCCACTTAACTACGTGAGCAGGTAGTACATACTCGTCAGTACTTAGCTTTGCATCGATATCATCACGCACATTCTCTGCGTTAGACCCTAGAGGAATAGGATTACCAGACACATCATCGTAGCCCATGATGCCGTCCATCATACCGCCACCGCACGACCCATCGCAGTCGCCTTCGCAACCACACGCCATACCGCCGTGATACATTTCTACCAGTTCATCCTTGTCCGTAGCTTTCTGGACAGCTTCTCCCCTAACTTCTTCATACTTAGACAACTTACCGTCATTGTTCATATCGGCTTTCTTCTGGTCTAATTGAAACTTCTTCGATGCCATGTCTTTACCTTCCTCTGTGGTAATACCTTTATTAGCGGTAGCAAGACCGACTAATCCTGATTTGTTTTGATTTGGCTGTACCATTACTCTGCACCTTTAATTGCTTCATCTCGTAAGGTATCAATCCGCTTTAACTCAGCGATAGCGCCTTGTATTTCTAAGACGCGCTGATGTTCCTTGGTTGTCTCTAAGAGACTGTGGTAATGAGCTATACGTGCCTTTGCGTAATCCTTAAGAGAGTTGTATTGATCTCTATCGTTTACTAAGGGCAGTATCCCTTTGAAAAACTGTCTATCCATTACTGAACTTGACCTTGAGGTGGTTGCTGAGGTTGAGGTGCATTACCGCCATTTGCTCCACCGCCGCCGCCAGAGAAACCTGCCGCATCTGGTTCAGGTGCTTGTGACGCACCTATGTTACCGCCGCCGTTTCCTGTTGGGTCTTGTACGGAGGGTGCGCCGCCTTCAGGAGCCTGTCCTTCGGGTGCTTCTGGTTGTGGTGGCATCATAGCCTGAATCTCTGCCATCATCTTTTGTTGGATAGCAGCCTCGCGTGGATCATTCAGTATCTTGTCCTCATCCAAGTCCATAGAGGACGCTAACTCACGTAAGATGTAGTCATACTTAACAAATGGTTGCATCGATGGGTTCGCTGTCATTTGCATAAACTGTAACAGACGTTGACTGCGTACTTCATTACGCATCAAGCTTTCTGTACCACGGGCTTTTACTTCTAGGTCTCCAATAAATTCTTTATCAAAGTTAAACTGCATATTAAATGCAAACAGGCTTTTACCTAAAGGCGACAATAGATAGTCATCAATATTTCGCACGACTGCTTTAATGTTCTGTGCCGCCGCACCCATCAACATAGACATACCAGATGCTGTTCGACCAACACCGCCTACGGCTCCTGAACCGTGTGTATATGATGGAATACCTGTAGCTTCATCTGCAAGCTGACGGCTCTTATCAAACATCATCAAAAGCTCTTGGGATACGTTGGGGAACTTAGTGCCGAAGATGGCTTGCCCCGGTGCGCCCGCCTGTCTACGGAAGACTTTGCCCGGATATACTGATAGGTCTTGCCCCGGAACTAGATTAGTTTCATCTACTTCTATTAGTAGGTTTCCAGATAAGGCTCCGTTATCTACAGCCATCCGCATAAATCCATTCATAAGCAATTGGGTGTCTGTCATATTCTCAGCTACACCAATACCAAAGAAACTGTAAGGATTAAGCTCATAAGGCACTGCTAGGTACGGAATACGTGTAGGAGTGAACGGATTAAGCACTAAACGAAGGATTTGACCGTTACATACCCATATATTGACCTGTAATTCGTCTTTATCCTCTAGCTCTTCAGGTATCTCAATATCAGCCTCTTCAGCCAATTCTGCGTCTAAAATACCCCAATATTCCAATACTTCGTAGCGTTCCATAGAAGATGCTACTGAATCATCCTCTAAAGCGTCCTCCCAGTACTCACGTTGGTAGTCTGCACCGTATTCAATAGCTAACTCGATGCTTTCCTTGCGGAAGTGAGGGCGTTTCTTAAGAGAACGCATCTGTGTACGGTTTAAACGATGCCTTTGTATAGAAAACTCAGCTTCGTTCATGTTTCTAGCGTCTGGATCAGGATAAAAATCCCAAATAGACACATATTCCATCTTAGGGATCGTTTCGAACAGCGGATCGTAGTTACCCTCTGTATCCCAACGCGGATATTCTTTATCTTGAGCAAATGGACCCTTAAATACACCCGTACCGAATAACGTACACTCAAATGCCACTGATCTTAGGTGCTTAGGTGCATCAGTCTCGTCCAACTGATCGTGCATAAGCTTTTCCATCTTCTGAGCGGCACGTTTAGCTGGTTCAAAGGTAATAGACCCCGGAAGTGTACCTACTTTTAGCTCTAGATCATCTTTAATTGGCTCTAAGCGGTCTTTAAACACGCCTAAGTCTTTAGCAATGTCAGGACGGGCTATAGATGTAGGTACATCGTAGTCTACATTAGTCTTTTCTTGTACTTTTTCCTTAGTAATCTCATTTGGGTCGTAAGAAACTGCACCAGCTACGTTATTTGGGAACTGTCGTGACTCAATACCGATAGGAAACTTTGATCCAGCAAACAATACGTCTACAACTTGCGCGTAAGCTGCTAAAACTTTCGTCTTAGTT